AATGTATTATAAGAGTATAGACCGATTAGATTTAAATACCTGGACTACTGTAAGTGCATTGAACATACATAACTTTACAGCTATCAAACAATTTACTGTCGACCATCAATTGAATCATTCATACGCATTTTTACATAACCCCGATCCAATCAATGTTAGGTATGAGAATAGTTTTACCGCCCCATACAGAAACATTTTTCCAGGCCTGGTAGCAATAGATTGCAATAACCAACAAGAACTAGACAAGTTTATTTCAGATCAAAAATTATTACGACAGATTAAATGAAAATAGCAATAACAGGACATACCGCAGGAATTGGCAAAGCATTGGCCGAAATATATGCCAATAAAGGTCATGAAATAGTTGGCCTTAGCCGTCGTAACGGATACAATATTAGAAGCACCACAAAGATAAAAGGAATTTTAGACAATGTTAGGCAACAATTTGACAATCGTGCTATGCCTATTATAAAATGTATAAAAGATATTTGTATGTGCGGATTTTGTTCGCCGAAGGCGGATAACTTACAAGATTTTAAAGAATTACTAGATAGAAACTTAGACAAGGAAAAATATTATGGCAACCAAACCTTTTGATGTATCAAAATTTCGTAAAAGTATTACAAAAAGTATTGACGGTATCTCCGTTGGATTCAATGACCCAACAGACTGGATCTCCACAAACAATTACGCTCTTAACTATCTTATTAGCGGGGATTTTAATAAGGGTATTCCAATGGGTAAGGTTACTGTATTTGCTGGAGAGTCTGGTGCAGGTAAAAGCTTTATCTGCTCAGGAAATCTTGTCAAAAACGCTCAAGAACAAGGTATATATGTTATTCTTATCGATACTGAAAACGCACTCGACGAAGCCTGGCTTCACGCACTCGGTGTCGATACTAATGAAAACAAGCTTCTCAAACTCAATATGGCTATGATCGACGATGTAGCTAAAATGATTACAGAGTTTGTTAAAGAGTACAAAACATTACCCGAAGACCAGCGTCCTAAAGTGTTAATCGTGTTAGACAGTCTTGGTATGTTGTTGACCCCGACTGATGTCAATCAGTTCGAAGCAGGTGATCTAAAAGGTGATATGGGTCGTAAGCCCAAAGCACTAACTGCCCTGGTTCGCAACTGCGTGAACATGTTCGGCAGCTTAAACATCGGACTGGTAGCAACCAATCATACCTATGCTAGTCAAGACATGTTTGATCCAGATGATAAAATCAGTGGTGGGCAAGGCTTTATCTATGCAAGTTCAATTGTTGTTGCAATGAGGAAACTCAAACTTAAAGAAGATGAAGATGGCAACAAGATTTCAGAAGTAAAGGGTATTCGTGCAGCTTGCAAGATTATGAAAACTCGCTATGCCAAGCCGTTTGAAAGTGTACAAGTGAAAATTCCGTACGAGTCCGGAATGAATCCATATAGCGGACTTGTGGATATGTTTGAAGGAAAAGGTTTATTGCAAAAAGAAGGCAATAGTCTTAAATACACCCTAGCAGATGGCACAGTGATTAAACAGTTCCGTAAAGCATGGGAGCGTAATGAAGATAGCTCACTTGATAAGGTAATGGCGGATTTTGCTGCTAATCCACATAAAGATACTGCTACTATTCAACCAGAAGAGGAATCAGACTAATGAGTATTGATACAGAAGTATTGATTGAAGCTTACACTATTCTTAAAGAATATATTCCTGCTAAAGAGCGCCAGGCAGCTAGTGATACCCTAATGAGTATGTTAGCCGATGCACTGAGTGAACGCGAACTTAAAGAGTTTGGCGGCACCGATGCATATACCAAGCGCAGTATTGAAGAATATGTTGACGAAGAAGACGATATAGATTACGAAGACTAATGTGGTATAATAAAATTGTTTCGGACCTTGGAAATATTCCGGCCTTCATTGATTATTATGAAGGTGAACTTGCGCAGGCAAAAACAGAAACATTTATACGAGGTAATGTTGAAAAGTCCGCTGCGAATTTACCGGGTATTACAGAGCACAGATTTAACCAGCTTCAGGAGATCGAGGCTGTACTTAACTATCTTAATATACAACTTCGCAAAATTAGACGAAAGCATTTTCAAAAATACCTGGAATCTTATGCCCGAGCTCTTACAGCTCGCGACGCTGAGAAATATACAGATGGTGAGGACGAAGTCATTGACTTTGAAACTATCATTAATGAAGTTGCTCTGCTTAGAAACAAATGGCTTGGAGTTATGAAAGGCCTTGAAAGTAAAAACTTTATGCTAGGTCATGTTGTTCGTCTAAGAACGGCTGGAATGGAAGATGTTACCCTGTAATGGATTACAAGGAACACGCTAATAAAATATTGCGAGAGTGGGCTTTGTGTTCTACGGCAAAACCAAAGAATAACGCAGTTGATATTCAAATTGAAAAAGATACCTGTAGTAGATGGGCAGTTAATTTAATTCATAATATGAATTGGGGATCTGAAGCAGAATTGGCAGAAGCTTGTTATCAATTGGAATCACGCTTACAGCCATTGAAGAAAAAAATAATAATAGAGGTGTTACAAAATGGGACTGTTTAAAAATCCTGAAGAAAGTTTTCAACACAGTCAGCCACTTAGAGATTTACTTTATCAATATGATAGTTTCTTAGATAGTCTTGAAGTTATTGCAGATTACGGGTGCGGATCGGGACTTGATATTGAATGGTGGGCAACACTTGAAACTAGAGATGATCCTCCCGAACCGAGGAACTATTTGTGCTACGCTGTGGATACAAATATTCAACAAATTGAACCAAGAATTAGCAAGTATCCAAATGTTAAAATCTTTCAAGCTGATGTAGAATTAGAATCTCCCGTATCTAGGCTTATTGATCTATTATGGTGTAGAGATACATTTCAATATCTAACTAATCCTCTCAATACACTACGCATCTGGAACGAAAACATGAGTACCAACGGCATGTTAATTTTATCAATTCCGCAAAGCGTACATTATGAACATAATAGATTGAACAATTTAAGCTACAATGGATGGTATTATAATTATAATGTTGTAAATTTAATGTATATGTTAGCAGTAAACGGATTTGATTGTCGTGATGCTTACTTTTATAAAGATATAAATGACATGTGGTTGTATGCTGCTGTATACAAGAGCGATGTAGCCCCAATGAATCCCAAGACCACTTCCTGGCATGATTTAATTGATGCTAACTTGTTAAATGAAAGTGTTAAAAACTGTATAGACAAATACGGATATGTTAAACAGGAAGAACTCCTTACTACATGGTTAGACAAAGATTATTACAGAATCAAAGAATGAAAATAGTGTTAGTAACTGGAGGATTTGATCCTTTACATTCAGGGCATATTGCCTATTTTAAATCTGCAAGATTATTAGGTGACATGCTTATTGTTGGGTTGAATAGTGACGAATGGTTGACTCGTAAAAAAGGTAAATCATTCATGCCTTGGAACGAAAGGCTATGTGTTATTAATAATTTATCTATGGTTGATGAAGTATACACTTTTGATGACGAAGATGAAACAGCAAAACATTTTATATATCAAGTAAGAGCACACTATCCTGAGGCCAAATTAATTTTTGCTAATGGTGGTGATAGAACAGCAGATAACATTCCAGAAATGGATGTCAACGATAGCGATATTGAATTTGTATTTGGAATCGGCGGCGGAAAAAAATTAAACAGCAGTAGTGATATTTTAAAAAGATGGACTTCGTTTGAAGTAAAAAGAGCATGGGGTTCGTATACAGTGTTAAATGAAATTCCAGGTGCAAAAGTTAAAACTTTAGTCGTACAGCCAGGTCAAACCTTAAGTATGCAACGGCATAAGTACCGTAGCGAATATTGGATGGTTACTGAAGGTACTTGTATGATTAACATGGCTTTGCCTGGGGATCTCAGTAACCCTCCTAAGATTCTAGGAAAATATGACGAATGGCGTGTGCCTGCTAACGCATGGCACCAACTTGCTAATCCTTTTACAAAACCATGTACTATTGTAGAAATTCAGTACGGTGAAAAGTGTACCGAAGATGATATTGAACGACTACAATCCTAAATAATCTTTATGATTGCTATATGTCCACTGTTGTAGCCAATGCTCGATATCAGCACCAGTCTGTGGATTTTTGCTTTCGATGTATTGTTCTAGATCACTTTTTCCTTGTGCAGGAAACATTTCGTGCAGACGCTCCACTAGACTTTGAAAGTCCATTTAATTCTCCTTAAAGTGTGCTTGTATTTATTGCATTGCAACATGAATAAACAGAATAGATAAAACCGGTAAATATGTTATTATGCGTGATTTAATTAACATACTTACTGAAGCAGCAACCAAAGCAGATGTCCAGCAAATACTGGCACAAAACGGCTACACAGATTTAAAAATTAACGGCAATTTAATTGCTGTTTTAGTACAAGTCCCTGATGGACAAATTAAGGAAGCTTTTAGACTCAAAGTTCTACAAGATCTAGTAGAAATTATCAATGCAGCCAACCCTGATGTGCAGGCAAGATATAGTCCTTATCAACCTAGTAGCATTGGACATGTAGAATTTTGGCAAAGCAAGGTTAAAATTGTTGTAAAAGACAAAGGAGTTCAAGGCGATAAAAGTGCCGGTGTTGCCAACGAAATAGAACTTGCTGGTATAATACAAAGTGTAATTGAAAAGTATGGATCAGCAAACATAACATTTGTTGATCACAGAGGTAAATCGTTAACTATTAACAATTGCAATCAAGTTGACATTTCAGGGCGAGATGTTAAGGGTAGAAAAAAAGCTGATGTGGTTCTAGTTAGTCCGGATAGAAATCTTCCTATATCAATCAAGAAATTAAATGCCGAAGCATGGGAAAGTGCAGATACCATGTTTGGAAAAAAAGCTAGAGCTATAATTGATAATCTAACTGATGCAGGAATAGTTAAACT